CCGGATTCAACATCGTATAACAGTATCTCATGTAGAGACTGTTCACAATGGAATTGACAATGACTGTGAGAGGATGACCCGATGGGTTCGTGCCAAAGAATTCAATGAAGTCTCCATTAACACTCACACAAGGGAAAGCAACATCCTCACCAATGCACATAATCTCACGTACTTCAGCTGGTGAAAAACCAGCCTTCTCAAAGATATGTGCAATCACTTGAAACGAGGCCAAAATGAAATCTGCGATCATTCGCTTATCAAATTTGCCATAATCTCCAGCAATTATACGGTCCCTTCCGTGTTCTGTGAGATATTCGTATATCATACCCCACTCCGTGGATTGGCAAACTGTGCCAGGACCTGCTTCGAAAACAAACTTATTCTTCTGCAACAAACGTACAAAAGATAAAAGACGCGATCTCACAACGATACTCCAATCGACTGGAGCACCAGTGAACAAACGTGTCTTCTTGTTCTCGATTTTGGCGAATGAAGTAGCTTCATCCTTCAAATGCCCAGTGTAAACGGGAAATGCACGCTTTCCTTCAGCGTACAACTTCTCGATCTTTTCAACTCTTTCCCATACCTCTGGAACAAAATCTACCCCTTCAGGGTACAATTCGTCGGGTTTTGGTACAAGAAACTTCTTCTTTGAACAAGACCAAGGAAAACCCATGGAAGTGCTGACATTCAATCTATCAACAAACTTCACACCAGGTAAACCATTCACACTAGCACGTGGTGAAAGAAAGACCAATTCTTTCTCCCACCCTTGCGGCAAACCCTCGAGAATATCTTGGGTAAACTGCTTCACACAATGATTCAACACAGTCTTATCATGTGTGACATTGGGTTTGATCATCTCAACCACATTCTTTCTCCATGGTTCCCAGCCATTCATGACTGGTTTACCATACTTGATAGTGTAATCAAAGTGATCACAAACCTTCTCAGCCAATGGTGTCTCACACACATTGCTTTTAGGTTTGGGTCTAAACCCTACGAAAGTTCCATAAACATTAGCG